TATTATTAAAAGAAGTTAACAGTTTGAGCGTAAGCGAAAACTAATTGCTACGAAGTAGCAATTGATAAATATATTCATATTAAGGAACTGTGACATGCGTGTATTTGAAATAGTAGAAGTAGATTTAGGTGATATTAAACTTCCTGATATCTCTAAAGATACTGGGCCTTACACTGATGCGAAAACAAAAATTAAAATTATACCTGGTCCTGAAGGCACTTACAAACTTGAATATCCTGATGGCAAAAAAGAAACAGTGAAGAACAAAAATGCTCTTCAAAATAAAATTGATACTGAAAGACACAAATTTAGAATACTAAAGAATCCTAGTGTAAAACAGAGATTAATGGGTGTGCCATATGTTGACGCAGACGGAAATCTAGCCAGAGATGATAAAGGAACTCCTCTAAAGCAAAAACGATCTGATAGAACAGTGATGCAAAAATTAAAACAATTTTTAAAAAATTTTATAAAGGCCAACGCTTTGATCAGACCTTTGATTACTGTTTTAGAAATAAACCAAATTACATATCTGATAGACAAACTGGTAAGAACTTATGGAGATCATGGCTGTGATCTCAACCATCCTAGGGTAAAAGCTGTTCATATACAAATTGTTGACGAAATAAACAAAGCCATCGCAGCTTTGGTACTTGCAGGTGCTTCAACAGCGGCAATGGCAGCTTTTGTTGCTAAAATAGCTGTACCTATGGCCGCTACAGGTGTTGGTATTATTCCTTCACTGATAGTAATTGCAGGAGGCACTGTGTTAGCACTGTTTGTTGGTAAATTATTGTCGTTAACTCCTGTATCGCAGTGGGCCGCAAACTATGTAGCAGATCAGTGGTTAACAAGAAAATTTATTATAAAAACTGCACCTGTCATAGGTGTAGAAGATATATGTAACGAAGACACCATGAAGGATTGGGATAAGCAGACACAAATAATGTTACAAGAACGAAAAACACCTAATTTAAAATCTGTTGTCAAGGCCGCGTTCAAAAAAGATCCAGAATTTGGTGAACTATACAAAAAAGCAAAGATGCAAGTAAAAAACAAAAAAACCTAAAGAAGGGGAAGTTTTGTTTTGTTTACTGTTTCTATTTTCTCTTTAATAATATTGTTTATAATTTCTCTATCTTCTCTTGATATTTTAAACATCAAATCGTCATAGTTAAAACTGCCACGCATGTACCAACCTATGTTGTATACATCATCTTTAATTTGTTTGACTTCATTTTCATAGTTTTTACTGAGTGTTAAGATATCAGAGTCCGTGAGTGGAGCGATCGTGTTCCGAAAAAATTTGAGTAATCCATATCAACATTTGTTTTAAAGACTTGCCCACATTCTTCATGGCCGCATTTTGTTTCAAAACTAGGCAGTTTCCATCTTTCTGTAAGATCACCTATAGCTTTTCTCAAACTAGTATAAAATTCTGCATCATTATCTCTCATCCATTCAAGTATAGATTGTTTGTTATCCTCTTCATCTTTACCATCAGTAATTGCAAAAAGATGTGCAACAGCTAAACGTAAATTTAATTCTGCAGAAGATTGTAACAGTTCGTTAATTTTTTTATCACGTTCTTCTTGTGGCAACTGCAATTTGTCTAATTGCATAAGTTGTCTTTCTGTTGTATATGCTTCTATAGTAAAATCTGTTGTTTCTCTATATGTAATAGGATGTAAAATAAAAGTTAGTTCTCCCATATTGAATGTTTGTTCTATTTCGTAATTTGCAAAAAGCCCTAATAAATTTTGTAAATTTACATCTGCATCAGATTTCTCTGTGCATTTTGGACATTCTACTACAACCGGCAAAGTTTCACCATAAGTTGCTATTCGAATAGCAATTAGCACAAAATCAATATCATAACCTACTAATCTCCACGGATCAAGTATATTAGGTATACAACTTTGGATTACCTGAGCAGTAGCTTCTCCAGAAAATAGTGCATCTGGTGTCTTTAAAAGTATTTCATCCATAGCAGTCATACCAAATACAGGTATAGATTCTACTTTTCCATCCTGTATAATTGTGTCATCATACCATTTTCCTTGGCTTGGCAAGTCAATAAACAGCTTAGGCTGTCTTTTGTATTTTTGTAAAAAACTACTCATATTATTCTTCCGATAAATACTGTATAACGATATTTATGGATCGTAATTATATAGGGTTATAATAATGGCATTAAGCACTGATGATAAAAACGACATAGTAAACGCTATATCAGAAGGTTTCAAAGGCGTAAAATTTCCGCAAGGTAATCAGCCAAGCTCTGGACAAAGTAGCAGTGGCGGAAATGTAGCAGGTGAATACATTTCTGCATTTACAGATAAAGTGAATAAAGCAGGCAAAGCTACTGCTACTATGGGAGATTTTATGTACAGAGCAGGCGGTTCTGTATCTCAGTTCGCAAAGACAGTTGAAAATACTTTGCCTTCTTTTGCAGGACTTACAGGAGTACTTGCAGGCGGAGCAGGTTCAGTAGCACAATATTTAGAAACTACACAAGCGGCATTCCAAGGTTTGAGCAAAACAGGATTACAATTCAACGGTGACTTAGGACTAATAAGACAAACTGCCGCTAGAGCTAGAATGCCTTTAGAAGAATTTGCTACCTTAGTGGGTAAAAACAGTGCAAACTTAATTGCCTTAGGTGCTGGTGCAGATAAAGGAGCAAAAATGTTTGCTGATCTGAGTCAAGCTATGTTTGAAGACGGACCTATTGATGGTATGATGGCTTTAGGATATAGTCTTAAAGATACAAACGAATTTTTAATGGACTTCACTACTTTGAATAGGAGGGATGCCGCATTCCAAAGAATGAACGCACCAAAACAAGCTCAAGCTGCCGCAGAATTCGCGAAAAATTTATCAATTGTTTCAAAGTTAACAGGACAACAGGCGAAAGATTTAAAAAATGAGCTGATGGAAAGACAGAATGCAGGTGCAACACAAGCTAAATTGCGTCTTTTAGAAAAACAAGGTGTTGAAGGTGTTCAACAGTCATACAATGCAGCTCAAACAGAATTAGAAAAAGGTCCAGAAGTTCTACAAAACTTAATGGACGATTTACTACAGACCGGTGTTCCAATGAGTGATGCCACAGCAGCCTTTGCCGCAACAAACAAAGAAGCATATGCTCTAGCAAAACAAGCCGCGGCAGCTGTAAAAGCTGGAGATATGGATAAAGCTAAAGCACTTTCAGAAAAGGCCGCGGCTGCTTCTTTAGAATATGCTAACAGTGAACAAGGTTTAAGACTAGCAACACTTGCACAAGTTAGTGAAATAGGTAAAGCACAAGCACAGAATTTAGAACAAGTAGGTCCTCTGATAGATGCAATAAATGTTCATGCTAAGTCTATGTCACAAAGTATGGGTAGGACTGTTGGCACTGTAGAAGCATTTGAAAGTCTTACAGCAAAAATGACAGAAGAACAAAAGAAGGTTGTAGCATTACAAGGACCTAATCAACAAGCTCTGAACGCAACCAATGAAGCACAACAACAACTTGCAAATTTAGCTTCTAAAATGAATGAAAATTTAGCTAAACAGATACAAGGTGGCAGTAAGTTGGGTGATAAATTCGCAGGAATGGCAGACAGTTTAGAAAATGACACTAAAAAATTAGTAGACGCTATAGCTTCTACTTTGGCAATTGGCACTGAAGCTATGAAAGATACAGATGGAAAAACTACTGAGCAAAATAGAAATGATCCTAATGTTAACAATGCACAACCAGGTCCTTCTGAAGACGAAGCAAAGGGAATCTTCAGAAGATTTATAGTTGATCCTATAATTGGGTTGTTTGATGGGAAAGCTACAGGTGGTACTATATCGCCTAGCGGAACTTACATGGTAGGAGAAAAAGGACCTGAAATTATATCTGGTCAAGCCGGAACTGTAGTAAATGCTGAACAAACAGCTAATGCTATAGATTCAGGAAACAAAAATGCAAGCCAAGACATGGCCAAACTTGTAGATGCAATGACAACCGCAAATGATCAATTATCAACCTTAATTGCTATAAATACTAGACAAACTGTACTCTCTGACAGACAAGTTAAAGCAATCAAGGGAGCAGGTAACCTAATAAAAGGTGTATAATTTATGAGTTGGAAAAAATATTTCACACCATTAGATGCAACAAACAATCCAGACGGTGGCTACAGTGCTATGGGTGGGCCATCTAGTGCTTCAGGAGTAGGCCCTGCAAGATCAAACTATTCTAGTTTTTTACCAGATGTATATGTAGGTTCACCAAACAGAGTAGAACGCTATGGTCAGTACAACACAATGGACATGGATTCAGAAGTAAATGCCGCACTGGACATACTTGCAGAGTTTTGCACACAACAAAGCAAAGAAAATGGCACCAACTTTACGTTCAATTTTAACAAAAATGCAACCAATTCAGAAGTTCAAATATTAGGTCAATATTTAAAACAGTGGTGTAAGATGAATCAATTTGAAACACGCATGTTTCGAATTTTTAGAAATGTTTTTAAAATGGGTGATGCGTTTTTTATGCGTGATCCTGAAACAAAAAAACTTTTTCATGTAGATCCCGCTAAAGTTACAAAAATTATTGTAAACGAATCAGAAGGCAAAAAACCAGAACAGTATATTGTTAAAGATATTAATTTTAACTTTAGAGATCTGGTAGCAACTAAACCATATACTACCAATGGAGATGCAACTTCACCTGGAGGATCTCAATATAATATAGGTGGAGCTAGAGGACAAGTTGGTCATACTAACATAACAAACAGTTCTAGATTTAACAAAGAACAAGGCGAGATTGCTGTGGATGCAGATAATATGATGCATCTCAGTCTGTCTGAAGGACTAGACAACAATGCACCTTTTGGAAACAGTTTATTAGAAAGTATTTTTAAAGTTTATAAACAAAAAGAACTACTAGAAGATGCAATAATTATTTACAGGGTGCAGAGAGCACCAGAACGCAGAGTATTCTATGTTGATGTGGGTAACATGCCGTCACACTTAGCTATGCAGTTTGTTGAGCGTGTAAAGACAGAAATACATCAAAGACGTATTCCATCGTCAACAGGCGGAGGCACAAATGTCATAGACAGTTCTTATAATCCGCTGTCAATCAACGAAGATTACTTTTTTCCACAAACAGCTGAAGGACGTGGATCTAAGGTTGAAACACTTCCTGGAGGAACTAACCTAGGAGAAATAGATGACCTTAGATATTTTACTAATAAGCTCGTACGCGGTTTACGAATACCTTCCAGCTATCTCCCTACAGGCGCTGATGAAGGAACTAACGCTTTCCAGGATGGAAGAGTTGGAACTGCATTTATACAAGAACTAAGATTCAATACTTACTGTGAAAGATTACAAAATCTTATAGTAGAAGATTTCAATCAAGAATTCAAAAGATATTTGTTAGAAAAGGGTGTCAACATTGATACATCAATGTTTGATCTTAAATTTTTACCACCTCAAAATTTTGCCGCTTATAGACAATCAGAAGTTGACAATGCAAGAGTCCCAACATATCAACAAATGGCACAAATTCCGCATATTTCTAATAGATATGCAATGAAACGCTTTTTAGGCATGAGTATGGAAGAGATTGCAGAAAATGAACGCATGTGGAAAGAAGAAAACGCTGAAAATATCACCCCACCACCTGGTGATGCCGCCGCAGAAATGAGAAGTGTAGGTATTAACAGTGCAGGTATTAGTGCAGATATAGCAGGTGCAGAAGATATTGCTACAGAAGGAGAACAACCTGAAGTAGGTGCAGATGATGCAGGACCTGAAACTGCAACAGGAGATACACCAGCCGCAGGAGCTACACCTCCGGCAACTGATCAAACGATATAAATAACAGTATGATACTAAGAGAATTATTTTATTATGATAAAGAAACACTAGAACCTGTAGAAGACAACAGGTATGAACCTCTTAGTGACGACAGTATCCTAGATATAGATGATACAAGAAAAACAAGACTTACTTTAAACCAAATCAACCGAGCAAGGAAAGCAAGCGAGCTACATATTAAAGAAAAGCAAGAAGAACTTGATTTTATTAGACAAATGTATGGAATAGCCGCACAACAAGCCGCAGCCGGGGTGTAAATTTTGGTAAAAATTGATAAGCACCAATACACAAAAGAAGAATGGCATCGTATTCGAGACGAAAGACGTCGAGAAAAAGCAATTAAACGCGGCCTAAAACCACCTCCAGTAAAAAACGACCCCCATGCAAACACTAAAAGAAGCAAACATCAAGCATTTGTGTTAGGCAATGGTACAAGCAGAGCAGATATCATTCCAGATGAACTTATAGTTCACGGAAAAATTTATGGTTGTAATGCTCTATATAGAACTTTTGTTCCTGACTATTTGGTAGCTGTTGATGTAAAAATGGTTTTAGAAATAAACAAAGCTAAATTTCAGCATAAACATACAGTATGGACAAATCCTAATAAAGCATTTCAGTCTATGAAAGGACTTAATTTTTTTGCACCTAGCAAAGGGTGGTCAAGCGGACCTACAGCATTATGGTTTGCTAGTCAACATGGTTACGAAAAGATATACATATTAGGATTTGACTATAAAGGTTTAAATGACGGAAGTAAATTTAACAACATATATGCTGATACACCAAACTATAAAAAAAGTTTAGATGGAGCAACATTTTACGGTAATTGGCTTAGGCAGACTAAGCAAGTTATAAAAGAAAATCCAAATATTCAGTATATTCGTGTAAAACTAGCTGATAATTTTGAGCCAGAAGAACTAAATATTTTTCTAAATTACAAAACGATCACTGTAGATCAGTTCAAAACACAGCTAAATCTTAGTTAAAAACGGCTGGTGTAACAAAAACGGCCCGTTTTTGGCGTATTTCTACGCACTTTTTCTCCTCTTTACTAAATACTATTGACAGCCTAGCCATAGGTACATTTATAAACATATACAGGAGAATAAAATGGCAGATCGTAACAAATTTGAAGAAATGCTTGAGCGCCTAGTCAATGAAGACAAAGCTGGTGCCGAAGAGCTATTCCACGAAATTGTGGTTGAAAAATCACGTGATATTTATGAAGGACTACTAGAATCAGATCTAGAGGACGAAATTGATGAAACAACAGACGAAGAAGTAGATGAGACAAAAGACGAAGAAGTTGATGAAGCTACTGATGAAGAAGTCGATGAAGCTAAGGATGAAGAAGTAGACGAAGCTAACGACGAAGAAGTTGATGAAGCTAAAGACGAAGAGACAAACGAAGAGTTTGATCTTGATGAGTTTGAAGTTGCTGAAGAAGATCCAACAGATGACATGATGAAAGACATGGAAGGCGGCGATGACGCTGACATGGATATGGACATGGACATGGATGACGAAGGCGATAGCGATGAAGATATTGAAGATCGTGTAGTTGATCTTGAAGATGCCCTTGATGATCTAAAGGCTGAGTTTGAAAAAATGATGTCAGATGATGATGAAGGCGGCGACGATGACATGGAAATGGATGACGAAGGTGAAGATGACGCAGAAGAAGAGTCATTAGAACTAGAAGCTACAGATGAAGAAGTTGACGAAACAAAAGATGAAGAAGTTGATGAAGCATCAGATGAAGAAGTAGAAGAGTCACCTAAGTCAGACGCTGAACAAATGCGTGAGTATGTTGAAAAAGTTAACGTATCACACAGCGACACAGCAGACAATAAAAAGTCTCCAGTAGCTGGTAAAAATGATATGGGCGGATCAGCATCTAACATTGCTTCAGGAAGTTCAGAAGAGAAAGGTCGTCCTGCACCAACTTCAAAAGAAGATTCCGCTGGAAATAGAAATACTCCAGGCGGTATGAGTGCCAAAAAAGGCATGAAAAACGAACCTGGTCATGGCGCTGAAAAGAAGTCAAAGCCAGAGACAGCTGACAATAAAAAGCCAATTATTGGCGGCTAATAAAATAGTAAGGACTTAATGTATGGTAAACTTACGAGAGAACTTGTCATTCGACCAAGCTAATATTGTGCTTGAGAACGCCAATGAAGGAAAAGACTTGTATATGAAGGGTATTTGTATACAAGGCGGAGTACGCAACGCTAATCAGCGTGTGTATCCTGTGAATGAAATTGGTAGGGCTGTCAAAACTCTCAATGAACAAATTTCGGGAGGATATTCAGTTCTCGGAGAAGTTGATCATCCAGAAGGTTTAAATATTAACCTAGATCGTGTGTGTCATATGGTCACAGAAATGTGGATGGATGGCCCAAACGGTTATGGTAAACTTAAAATTTTGCCAACCCCTATGGGACAATTAGTAAGAACAATGCTTGAATCGGATTGTAAGCTAGGTGTTTCCAGTAGGGGATCTGGTAACGTCGTTGAAGGTAGCGGCGAAGTTTCAGATTTTGAAATAATCACCGTGGACGTTGTGGCACAGCCAAGCGCCCCAGGTGCTTACCCTACACCTATCTACGAGCATTTAATGAATGCTCGCGGTGGCTACAAGGCATATGAATTAGCTCAGGCAACAAAAGAAGACACCAAGGCACAAAGATATCTAAAAGAATCGTTGGTTAATATAATCAACCGACTCCAATAATAAGGAGATAATAAATGTTGGATGCACTAAAAACATTATTCGAAAATGACGTTGTTTCAGAAGAAGTT